AAAAGTATTTGCAATTTGTTTTTCCTATACTAGCCCAAGGCTATAGCTAATGCCGTGGCATCATCTGTTGTAGCAACAATACCAGCTGATGAAGGTAATGTCAAGGTCACATCCGCTGTAGCAGCTGGACCAATGAGAGTTACTTTGTTAGTTCCATTGTCACTATCTTCAAAGAACTCAATGAAGCCTGCAGAAGATGCACCGTTCTTTAATTGAATACCTGCATTAGCTACTGGTGTAGTAAGTACTGGTGTAGTAAGTGTCTTATTAGTAAGTGTCTTAGTAGTCTGAGCAAGGTAAGTATCAAACGTATCTACTGAAGTTTGACGTACCGTACCACTGTCGTTAGTTACAAGACCGTCACCACCAGCTACTGCTGTAGTACCTACACTAGTATCACCATCTATAATAGAAAGTTCTTCAGGGGTAGATGTAATGGCAGTGTTACTTGCTGCAGCCAAGAGAGCAATTGTACCTGTTTGGTTAGGTAAACTAATTGTCCTGTCTGCTGTAGGGTCTACGATAGTAAGGGTAGTCTCGTGGTCATCTGGAGTTGCACCTTCAAAGACGATTGCATTTGCAGCTTGCATTGTTACAGTGTCAACTGTGGTGGTTGTACCAGCTACAGTTAAGTTAGGAACAAGCAGTTGACCTGTGCTTGGGTTATACCGCAAGGCACCTGTATCGTCTAACAGAGCATTTGATTCATCGTGAAATATTAAGGGGAAGTTTGTGTTAGCATTACTATCTGTAACTACAATATTTGCAGCTGTACCGGAGTAACCAGAAGATGTAATTGTACCTAGTGAGCTACCTGCATCTGCAAATGTAATTGTTCCATTGTCAGCATCAAGGGTAATGCCACCACTAGAATCCAGTGTAACAGTTGTACCTGCAATCTCTGCTGTACCATCTGCCGTGATTTGAATGTTAGCTGCAGCACCAGCGGCATCTGTAGTTACAATGCTTAACGCACCATTAGCAGCGGCAGTAATTACGGCAGTGTCACTGGCTGAGCCTGTCATAGTAATGACTTTGCCATCAACTGCTACGTCATCTACAGTAAGGGCAGTAAGTGTACCTACAGATGTTAGGTTAGGCATAGCAGTGATTTCATCATCAAAGTATGCAGCAAGAGCCGTAACGGCAACCTGCTTCATTGTACCACCATCATTAATTACAAGACGGTCAGCATCTTCTACCGCTACACCCGAAGCAGCAGTACCACCATCCATTACGTTTAATTCTGTGGCGGTACTTGTAAGGGCTGTAGAGCCTATAGTTAATTGACCAACGGGTACTACAAGACCTGCAGCACCGTTAAGGATAAGATCATCTGCAGATGAATCCCATGTAAGGTTAGCTGAAGCTGTGTCACCATACAAGATTACATCGTAGCCTTGGTCATCAGCACCGACAGTGAGTGTAGCATCTAGCTGTACTGCACCGTCAATATCTACTGCATCAAGGTTGGTTGTACCGTCAATGTCAACATCACCACTAATGTCTAGGGATGAACCTGTTAGTACACCAGTTACACCAAGTGTACCAGCAATAGTGGCATTCTCATCTATGTCAAGTGTATCAATGTGAGCAATGCCATCAATGTACAAGTCACGCCACTCTTGGGTAGAGCTACCTAAGTCATAAGTATTATCATCGTCAGGAATAATGTGTGAGTCTACATCACCAGCGAATACAACATTGTCACCTGCAGCATCACCAAGGGTAATTGTACCACCATTGAATGTTGTAGTACCAGTTACTGTAAGGTTTCCACCAACACCTAAGTTACCTGAGATGTCAACTGCACCATTCATATCAATGGTAGTAGCAGCTATTTGTATTTCAGTATCCGCTACGAGATCAAGTTGACCATCAGCAGAGGAGTTAATGTAAATACCTGTATCACGAAACTGTAGTTTTTCTGTAGAGGCAATAAGTATGTCATCAGAGAACTCAAAGTAATCCTCGTCTTCCATCCACTTAATTACACCGTCATTACTTTCACCATCAAAGGTTACTGTAACGTCAGTACCTGCAGTACCTGCACCCATAGTAATACTGTGAGCAGCAATTAGACTTAGTACGCCACCTTCGCCTGCAGTACCATCATGTGTGTGTCCTGTAGCAGCAGCAAACGCAGCTACTAACTGATCAAACTCATCATTAGTGTGATCTGATGTGATTGTATCACCGTCAGCGTATGCCGACTGTCTTGTGTATGTAGCACCCATCTAACGTCTTGCTCCTAGTTGATACTCTAATTGAAAACCCTTGAGAGAGTAAGGATTAGTCACACCCCCATCCGCAACTTTTAAAGCAACAGAAAATCCTGACCCCTCAATAGGCTGTCTTACAAGAGGTTGTGTAGGACCGCCATAAACAAACTGTATTTCAGAACTAATAGTACTGTACACAGCATCACCATACGATGAGAATATCTGAGTGGTGTCAAACGGGTAAACAGCAGGTCTGGCTGAGTTTTTATCTTCGTTGTCGTAACGTACAGTCAGGTCAGCATCAATGATGCCTTCTGGCTTGTAGCTAATGATAGCTCTTTGCATGTGCTTGCGGATACCACTATCCCCAAAACTCATGTCAGGGCTTCTGTATTTTCCTGAGATGGTTGTACCGTCAAATGTATTACCGGATTCTTGTCGTTGTACAAACCCTAGTGAGTCACCGTGCAGTACTAATACATTACCTAATTCAATAAAGGTATCAGTACATGCCACTTGTATTCCACGTGTTTCGGAAAACTCAAAGGCTTCCTTCTTCAATACACAAATAGCACCTCTGGAAAGAGATGCACCTTGACCCTCTTTAGTAAAGAATATTCGGTACTGTGTCTTGTCTGGTATAACTACACTGTCAAAAGAACCAGCGTTATTAATGTTTTCATCGAATACAGATTGAATGTTCTTACTTATTGTACCAAGTTCTGTATCCCCGATACGAGCAGTCGCAGCAATAGTACGAAGTCCATCTGGGCCAAGGAAGATTAAGTCACCTGCAAATTCTTGCACAGTAAAACTATTAACGCAACCAATGTTTCTAGTCACAGGTTCTACAGAGAAGTCGCTACTGCTGGAACCTGTAAGTTTAAATATCCTAGTCGAACAAAATATAAATAGGTTATCACGGAAAACCTTTAGAGCAACTACTGTATCATCAACCTTAATGCTACCAGCGCCTTGACCGCTTGTAAAACCATCTTCATTAAAAGGCTCACTAAAAATAACTTCTTGTGGAGAGGTAGACTTACCTGCATAGAACATATGATTTCTAAATGCAGCTACAACCTTAGCACCTGCTACACTGCTTTCACTGACATCTGCAGCGGTCATGGCAGAGTTAAATATTACAGGAGCATTAACACCGTCAACACAAATAAGTTTTTCATTACCATCAAAGTTGTATCTTTCAAAGTGATACTTAGTAGCGTTAGTTCTACCAGTATCTCTCTGTGTCCAGTTCTCTGAAACTACACTTGCTCTAGCATGTGCCGCTGCAGATGTACTTGATGTCGCCCTAGTTATACCTGTGAAGGTAGTAGCTGTAATACCTGTATAGGTAAAAAGCTCTGAGTCAATTTGGAAAGTACCACTAGCGGAAAAACCTGTAGTAGATACGACACTAATACTACCTGAACCTGTCATGCCTGTGTTGGCAGCAATACCAAGAGATAACTCAGTGGAAGAAGACGAGAATATCTTTTCTCCCCTAGCAGCTACAATTTTATTTGAAAAGGTAGCAGACATCAAGACTGTTTCAGAGGAAGATGTGGTAACAGGTACTACTTGATTTACGTATTTACGATAGCCGTTAATCCTACGATACCCACCAGAGATGTCAGGCTCAAAGTTTTCTAACTCTAACGCTTCACCCGGTTGCATCATAAAAGAAGAACGGTTTAGAATTAAACCGCCCTCACAGTTAAACGCTACAGGTTGTACTTGTGAACTATCTGGCATTAATTTAACATTCCAAAACTACCGTTACTTGATCTGTGTATTACTTTAGAACTTAAGTATTCAAATTTATTAACAAGTAGAGTTTGCATATTTTTAATTCCTTGCTCAAATCTTTCAAAGTTAAGCTGGTACTGTTGCATCTCACCCCTGTACTGATACACGAAAGCTGCTGCCCCGTCCACAATGATAGGCTTAAATCTTTCTGGAATAGAAGTAGTATCTCCTTGAGCAGCTAAGTCACTAGGAAAAGTAAAGTAGTCAAAAGTTAATTGGTATTCTTTATCTGGGAACGGGTACAGTAAATAATTATTATCAAGAGTACGTACAATATATCTAGGTAAACCGCCAGAATCAAATTGTGTGACTACTACGCCACTTGCATGTGTAGAAGCAGTTGTACTGTTGGCACCACGTGTGCAGCCTGTGATGTCGTTACCTAGTATACCAGTGTAGGTAACTTGCTCACCACCTATGTACACTGTGCCTGTAGCATCAAGCCCTGTAGTAGATGCAAGTGTTAACGTAGCTACACTAATAGAGTGTGATCCGTTTAATGTAGTAGAAACTATGTCATCTTCTTTATTCACAAATTCTTTACTGATGTATTCGTTATACGTAAGAATATCTAAGTTATTCCCAGAGGCACCTAAATCTAAATCTTTTTTTATTCTTGCTGTATTATAGTCTACGTGTTTCGTACTGGCAGGCAAAGCGTATCTTGCAACACCGGGAACTACAGTAGATGAATTATTTGCGTGGTTAAAAGGGTACGCAAATTCCCTTTGATTAATATAACGTATGGATTCATTGACAGCGTTCTGACATTGTATCTGTACGCCCCTAGCTGTACTAAATGTACCAGCAGTAAGCACTACCTCATTCATACGGGTAATAACATCATTTGTTAATTCAAGATATGTGAGTGCCATTATGTTTCCTAAAAATGCTAAAGTGGGGCCACCGAAACAGCCCCACTAAATATTTATTTATGCAAGTGCGTCACGATCTACTTCCGCAGGAGCGGCATCACGTTGATCACTAACGTCCATCATTACAGCATAAACACGAAGTTTACCTGCAGTGAATGTTGCACCGGAACCTGCAAAGGTAAGGTCCAACGTATCTGCAGCAGCAAGTGTAACGTCAGCTGCAGGTGTAGCGGAAGGAGCATATGCACCATCAGCCGCACCGTCAATGTCAAACGTTGCAACAAACTCATCCACATCTGCTGCACCAAGTGAAACAGTTGCATCTGTGCCTGTGTTCTGAGTTGCAGACTCCACAACGCAAACCCCTGCGTGTAATACACGTGTATTAGCAGGAATGGTTAAGCACTGTACTAGATCGGCAGCTGAACAGTCAATGTCTTGCGCTGTTAGGTCGATAGTTTTTTGTACCATGTACGGAGCACGACCACGTTTGGTAGAGCCATGTTCAGGTAACAATAGTGTTGAAATAGTAGCCATTTTCTATTCTCCCTTATGCCAAATGGTACTTAGCGTTCACAAGAGCTTCTGGACGAAGAATCTTGCGACCGTATAGATGCATACCACGAACGATGTCGGAGAATGAATCTGGATCACGATATGTTTCAGTCTTGTTGATCTGCTCAGCAGTTGCAACAGATGAATCGTGTCCCGCAACAATCATACCATAATTAGTCGCAGAGTTCGTACCTGTGAAGGACGGACCTGTACCAACTGTTGGCAAGTTGTTAGACTGATATACACGGAAGCCGTGGATGTTCATACCGATTTGACCATTCTGGAGACCAGAACCACCGAAGTCAGCATTGAATAGACGAGAATCTTCGTCTTTCAAAAGTTCCATGAATACTGGATCGACTACCAACCAACGACCTTGTGTATCGACGTTTTGCTGGTCAAGAAGACGAGACATACGTGCGATAACTGTCAGTGGGAAAGTGTCACCAGCGGCAGGTGTAGCGTCAGTTGCGCCACCAGTACGTGCTGCAAGAGCAAGTGCTTGACCTGCAGTACCACCGAATGATCCCGCATCAACTTTCATTGAGGACAACAATTCGTCAGTACCTGCAGTAGATACGGCAACTGTACCATTAGTAGTAGTGTTAACGGTGTCAGGTGAGCCGTGGGTTGCAGACTGTTTAAAGCCTGTCAGGTAGCCAAGAACATCTTGGTCAAACTGGTCAGACAAACGATAAGCAGCACGATCCGAAGCAAGGCTTTGGAAATTTACGTGGCTGTGTGCTTCCTCAATGTCGTCAACCTTGAAAGCAAAATAGTTAGCTTTGTCGATTGTCAATGAGAAATCTTCATCGTCCAAGTCTTGTGGCGTAATAGTTGTACCACGTAGGTAAGGTTGAACAGTGATCTCAGGTTCTTTAATGATTTTAACTGAGTCACCCATATTGGCGATTTCGCCAAAATAATCAGAGTTAGTGATAGCTTCACAGATAGATGCTTTGCGGAATGCAAGTTGCACCTGTTTGCTATAAATGACTGGTGAGAAATTACCGTTTGGTAAATTGCCATAACCAGCAGCGGTTCCGAATGCCATATTAATTCTCCTAGCATTAGATACAGATGCAAACGACTAATGACTTATACAGAGGCTAATTACTACTAGGGTGCGTTAACAAGAAAGTTGGCCTACCTTCTAGTATAACGGGCCATGAGACATTAGGTTGTCCGAAAGCGTTATTGTTGTTTGCGGGGGAAGTATAGTTAGTTGTAGTGCGGGTAGTCCTATATAGGGGCCGCACTACTACATTGTACATATAGTTATATCATATATATTTTATATGTCAATAGGTTTATCTAGCATTACCAGACATATCGTAAATAAACTTGCCAGTACGTATAGATTCCATGATTGCATCGGAAGCTTTCTCATACTGTTGCGCTGACATTTTGTTTACCTGTGATTCTTTAAAAGTACCAGAGGCATCTGATGTGTCAGGCGCACTACGATTATTACGACTATTCACTGAACGTGCAGCGTCTTTAGGACTTGCACTCTTCTTTGTTTTAATACCCATGTCAGCTTTGTACAAATCAATTGCACGTGCGGCGGAACGGGAATCATTATCATTTTCATACAGGGCATCTTGTATCCACTTAGGCTGTTCGTCTGCCCACTCATGGAACTCATCACT